TTCTTCCTCTTCGCTCTCTTCTTCAGCAGCTTCGTCAGATGCTTCACCTTCTCCAGGTGCACCCTCTTCTTCACCGTGCTGCTCTTCATCAGAACCGAGAACGGTCATGAGAACATCGTGAAGCTTCTTTGCGAGCTCCTTATCGAGTGTGATTGTTACTTCTTCACTGTCACCATCTGTACCAGGAAGGTCAAGAGCTAAAGCGTCGTGGCTATCAGCATCTTCAGGTGAAGTTACGTTATCGTTCATTACATCCTCATAGAGGCGATCAAAAATAGATTTGTTCATAAAAGTATTTATATTCTGCGTCTCCTTTTTCTCGGGAGTCTCAGAAAGTTTTTCAACACCCGTGAAACTTTCTTTTCCCTTAATATTCTTTTTTTCAATTGGCTTGACGAGTGTCTTTTCATTTTCATTGCTCAAAGGACCACGGCCATCAAAAGCTTTTGTCTTAAGGCCCTTAGGTGTCACAGTGTCTGTTACCTTCTTACCAGGTATTGAAAATGTATCCTTAGGTGGAAAATTCTTTTTTGCTTCAGTAAGTACTGTAGAGACGTAGAATTCACCCATTTCAACGAGATTGCGTGTTTTGTTCATATTGCTTAATTATTTATACTAGATGGCTACTAAAAAAGAGAAACAGCAGTTTTATCTCGGTAACGAAAGCTTACCGACATCTGATGCATTGTTTGATTACGAATCAAATCCAGAATGGATTAAAGATATAGAAAAGTGTAAAAGGAATATCCTTTATTTTGCAGAGAATTTCTTCTATATAACAAATCTCGATCAAGGTAAGATTAAGATTCAGTTACATCTATGTCAAAAGAAGATATTAAGATCATTAAGAGATAGTCGATTTGTTTGCCTTCTAGCTAGTCGTCAGATCGGCAAGACAACGCTAATGACAATCTATGCCCTTTGGGTAGCGTGTTTTCAAGAGGATCAACGTATTCTCGTTGTAGCTAACAAGGAGCAAACAGCTATTAATATTTTTAAACGCATTAGAATGGCGTATGAAAAACTTCCAAACTATCTTAAACCGGGCGTTATTGAATACGGTAAAACATCTATGGTTTTATCAAACGGATCCAGTATCGGTATTAGCACTACAAGCAGTGACGCTGGTCGTGGTGATAGTTGTAACTGCCTTATCCTTGATGAGTTAGCGTTTATTGATAACCACATGGTTGAAGATTTCTGGAGATCCGTTTACCCAATTATTTCATCTTCTAAGAAATCAAAGATATTTGTAGCTAGTACGCCTAACGGCACGGATAATCTGTTTCATGAGCTCTATTCCGGTGCTCTTGAAACAGATCCTGAAAAATACAATGGATGGAAGGCGGAACGTGTCGACTGGTGGGAGATTCCCGGTAGAGATGAAAAATGGAAAAATAACACCATACGTGAATTAGGTAGTAGAGAGGCATTTGATCAAGAGTTTGGTAACGTATTTCATCAAACAGGTGAAAGCGCTATTAATGAAGAATTTTTTGATAAAATGAAGACAGAATGCGCGGAACCTGTTTTCGTATTCGATGAAGGTCATTATCTTCTGTGGAAGGAACCAAATAAGGAACGGCTCTACGTTGCAGGTGTAGATATTTCAGAGGGAGTCGGTGATGCTGCTTCAGTAGTTCAAGTTCTGGATATTACCGATTTACGTAATATAGAACAAGTAGCAGTTTACCATAATAATAACATAAGCCCATATAATTTTACCACCAAACTTTATGAAATTCTACAGCATTGGGGTCACCCTCCAGCGTTAATTGAAAGAAATAACTGTGGTGCTCAAGTAGTGGATCAGTTAAAAAATACACTCAACTATGAAAACATAGTTAGTTATGGCGCCAAGGCTGGTGATAAAATCTTCAACAAGCCAGGTGTTGTAGCTCATACTAACACAAAATACAAGGGCGTCACAAATATGCGTTATTGGATTAATGAATTAAACGTTGTACGTATACGAGATCTCAAAACATTAATGGAGCTTAAGGGATTTGTACGTTATCCTAACGGCACATGGTCTGCAAAGCCCGGTAGCGGTAATCATGATGATAGAGTTATGAGTCTCATCTGGACGTTAATGATTTTAGAAAATGAAATAACAGAAAAATTTTACGAAATTGTTGAACTCGATGATAATAAACGACCATTGAGAATAAAGTCCCTTGACTATGGCATTAAATACTTTATTAACCCAACATCCATGTATAGTAACGAGAGAAATAAAGATGATAGTATTCCTATGCCTATTCTTTTTGATATAGGAGCAGCACCCGAGCGCACCGACGTTATGGATATGGAAGAACAAGGCTGGTCACGCCTTTATTAATATGGCTAATAACGTTTCATACATTCAAAGTCCTTTTAACAAGACAAGAAAAGACAAATTCTTGATGGTTATGGATATACCCGCGCCATTAAAGCAATTGGCGTCAAAATTTAACCGTAGTGCTAATACAGTTTTACCTGATACGCTACAATTCTCTGTTTTCGGTACTGTTATACCAGAAATTTCTGTACCGGCTGTAGAGAATCGGTTTGCTGGTCAGACACAATTTGTTTCTTCACATTCTCGCGTACCGTTTCCACCTGTAACAGTTAACTTCACAGTCGATAACCGTTTTAACAACTACTGGGTTATATATACTTGGTTAAATCTTCTCAATAATGATAAGCAAGGTATATACGACGCTAATGATCTCACTACACTAACGACAAGTATTGAAAACAACCGTGTAAGGGGTACATACGATCAATATAAAACCACGATATCCGTATTCGGTTTAGATGAGTATAATAAAAGAGTAATAGAATTTAAATATACTGACGCTTTTCCGACAAATTTAGGTAGCATTTCATACTCATACAGAGATAGTACTGAACTTGAATCAAGTTTTACAATAAATTACTCACAACTACTTGTCGCCCCTATATCTGAAATAGAAAGTCTCTAAAAAGATAAAAAAATATTTCCCGAACACCATAAATACTTTATATGGCACGTACAATTCAAAGTCCCGGCGTACAAATTAGCGAAGTTGATCTTTCATTAAAAGCTAGCTTAGTCGCACCCACAAACGTTTTTATCCCTGGGTTTGCTCCCAAAGGACCTTCATTGGATCCAATTCAGGTAAGCACACTTTCTGAATTCGAGCAAATTTTCGGTACACCAACTAATGCAGCTGAGCGTTATTTTTACCAAACAACAAAAGCTGTTTTTCAGTCACCTGCAAACGTCACTGTCTATCGTCTTCCCTACGGTCAAGATAAGGGACTTGGATACACAAACCAGTATAGTGCACTTGCTTATCCCGTTGTCACAGTAACAAACGACGGCAGCCTTCTTACCTCCGGTACAAATCTCAACTTCCCGCCATCTGCAACAGGCATTACATATTTCTTCGGTAAGCCAGTACACATTAATCTAACAGAGACACAATATTATTCAATTCTCCGTGGTGATTACTTTACATGGCAATCAAACGTCTCCGGTGCCACCATTACTTCTGGTGGAACATGGGATTTTAACGCTCAAAAAGATTTTGGCAATTGCGGTTTAATTGTTCTCAACAAGGCTCAAACATCCATTAACAGTAGATTCGAAGGTACATATCTTAGTGTACTCGATAATACAGCATTTACTACTGTTGGATCATATGATGATTTTAGCAAAATATTAACAATTAATAATGCCAACACTGCTATTAGCGCCCCAGGGTATATAAATATACCACCGCAGCGTTTAACCTTCCCACTTTCTGGTGCAAGTCTCAATGGTGGTCTCTCAGAAGATCTTGAAAATATCCCGACATTTAATATTGCCGGTCCTCAATTTAACGACACTATTACCCTTGGCGTTGTTAAGCTTCGTCAATCAGTATTCTCACCTGATACAATTCAGCTCGATTACGTTCTTCAAGAAGGCTATAACGCATCTCTCGATGCTCAACGTCAGATTAATAGCCCTAACGGTGGACCTGCAGTTAGCTACTTCGTTGAGACAGTAGATAATGGATCTAACAACATCGTTACCCTTGTTAATCCTTATATCTCCAACAAG